TGGCGGTGGCGGTGGCGGTGGAACACCTGGTGGCACATCGGGGCAAGTACAGTATAACAACGGGGGTTCGTTTGATGGAGCCACTGGATTTACTATTAACAGCAGTAATGTTTCTGCTATAGCATTAACTATTAATACTTCTGCTACTATAGGTACAACATTGGGTGTCACTGGTAATGTTGTAGCAGCCAACGTCATAGTAGGAACAACAACCACCGGCGCAGTAACAGCTAACACCGTTACATTCTTAGGCACAGCAGCCAATGTCATAAGCATGATATTTAACAGTGGAAACGTATCAATTGATTTTGTTTTAGGATAATTTATGCCTACTACATTGGGAAGTGTAACAAGTACAGGCAATTTGCAAGTTTATACTGAAATCAATGAAATGGATTTCAGTGTTCCTTATTATCAAGGTCAAGCTACATACACCACCGCCGGTACATATACTTGGACTGTTCCTGCTAATGTTACTGTTATATCTGTTGTTTGTGTAGGCGCCGGCGGAGCTTGCGGAGCCAGCTATGGGGGCGGAGGTGGGGGCGGGGCATTAGCTTATGCCAGTAATATCGCCGTGGTTCCGGGAACTTCTTACACAGTTGTGGTAGGAGCGGCATCCACTACCGCCAATGGCGGAGCAAGTTATTTTTCCAATTCTAGTTTTTTATTTGCTAATGGCGGTAACATTGGTGCACCAGGTAATGGGAATACAGGCGGTGGCGGCGGTGGCGCAGGAGGATATGCTGGTGATGGCGGATTAGGTGGAAATGTATTTGTTGGTGCTAACATTGGGTATCGCGGTGGTGCAGGTGGAACATATTCTGGGACTGCGGCCACAGGCGGCGGCAATGGCGGCGCTGGCGGTTGGGGAGCCAATCTTAACTCTACAGCCGTTGCAGGAATTAATGGCACGGGTGGTGCCGGCGGCGGCGGCTCGGGCGGCTGGACTGCTGCAAAAGGTGGAGGCGGAGTGGGTATATTAGCTCAAGGGACCAGCGGACTCGGCGGCACTGCCACTGCTATTAGCGGTGCTGGTGCAGCTCAAACATTGGGCGGCGGTAGTGGCGGATCATATGCTGTGGCCGGGGACGGCGGCAGATTTGGTGGCGGTGCTGGTGCCACTGGCAGTGTTCAATCCGGCGGCGCAGGCGCAGTTAGAATTGTTTGGGGATTAAATCGAAGTTATCCATCAACTAATACCAGCATAAATGTGGCCAATAGTTACGCTACTTCAAATGTTAATACAGTAACTTCCACATATTTTAGAAGCGGTGAATTCAATGAAATTTCAAGTTTACCTGCCAGTACTTTAAATAGAATAAATGCAAATAATTGGATTATTTCAAACGAGGTTAGAGAAGTTTAAAAGATAAGTAATATAATGGCACAATTAAAACCTAATTCTCGAGTTTATGGTAACGCAATAATTGATGGTGCGTTAGTCGTCAGCGGCGGAAATATATCCAGTAGTTTTTCAACTGGTGCATTAATAGTCTCTGGCGGATTGGGTGTCAATGGTGCAGCGTATATTGCCAGCGGAATTCAAAATACACCAATTGGTAATGTCACTGCCAGTACCGGCGGATTTACTACCCTGACCGCAGGCGCTACCACAGTTACCACATTTGGTTCAAACAGCACAGGCACCATTACAGGTTCGTGGACATTTAGTAGCACGTTAACAGGTACTGGTACCCTTACATTATCGGGTACAACTACTTCTATTACCACATTAGGCACTGCTGCTACCACAGGTACACTGACACTAGGCGGAACAGCACAAACTGGTTTGATGCTAATTGGGCAAAGCACAGCCAACAGCACAGCTAATATACATACAGGTATTACCGCCGCAACTAACTTCAAATTCCTTAATCTCGGAACTGCTGGTGCAGCTGGATCAAATACAGGAATTACCATTGGGCCAACCCTGGGATACGGTAACGTAATATTTGCAACAAACACTAACGTAGTTGTATCTAATACAGCTATTTCTACATCTACTACAACCGGTGCACTGACTGTTGCTGGCGGCATGGGAATTGGTGGTAACTTATATCTTGGTAACGCATTGGTCTCCAGTGGCGGACTACAAGCAACACCTATAGGAAACGCAACAGCATCGACAGGACAATTTACTACACTAAGTGCAACTGGTAACATTACTGGTGCCGCATTAACTAGCAACGGATCGATAACAGCTATCACTACTTTGTCAGCTTTAGGCGGACTACAAGCAACACCAATTGGTAATGTAACACCAAGTACTGCTATTTTTACTAGTGAAAGTGTAAGTGGTAACAGTACTGTAAACGGACTAACTGTTAATACGTCAGTTTCTGCTATTACCACACTAAGTGCATTGGGTGGTATACAAAATACCCCAATTGGTAATGTTATACCAAGTACAGCTATCTTCACTAGTGAAAGTGTATCAGGGAACAGCACAGTTAATGGACTAACTGTTAACACTTCGATTGCCGCAATAACAACATTATCGGCATTAGGTGGCATACAAGCAACACCAATTGGTAATGTCGCACCAAGTACTGCTATTTTTACTAGTGAAAGTGTATCGGGCAACAGCACAGTCAACGCATTAACGGTAAACACTTCGGGCGTATTTACAACAACACTGCAAGCTAAAGGCGGAGTGCAAAATACTCCAATCGGTAATGTTGCACCAAGTACTGCTATTTTTACTAGTGAAAGTGTATCGGGCAACAGCACAGTCAACGCATTAACGGTGAATAGTAGTGCTACTGTTGGTACAACACTTAGCGCAGCGGCAGGCATACAAGCTACTGCAATTGGTAATGTAACTGCGGCAGCAGGAACGTTTACTGCATTGACAGGAACTAGTTTTAATACAAACGGCAATGCTACAGTAAACGGATTAGCAGTCAACACTTCTATTACAGCAGTTACAACTATATCTGCTTTTGGTGGATTACAAGCAACTCCGATCGGCAATGTCGCACCTAGCACTGCTATTTTTACTAGTGAAAGTGTAAGTGGTAACAGTACTGTAAACGGACTAACTGTTAATACGTCAGTTTCTGCTATTACCACACTAAGTGCTTTGGGTGGAATACAAAATACTCCTATTGGTAACGCCACAGCTAGCACTGGCCAATTTACCACAATAAATACCACTGGTAACACCACAGTCAGTGGGTTGCAAGTCAATCTTTCAGCAACAGTTGGAACAACATTAGGCGTATTGGGTACATTAACCGGCACAACTATCAACGCAGCTACAATCGGTAACTCGGGTGCAGTGTTTACAGGTGCATCATATACCGCAACTAACTCATTCAATGGACCACTTAACGGAACACTGGGATCAGCAGGTGGTAATACTGCTATTGTCAGTACATTAAGTGCTAGTAGCAATGCTACAGTAAATGGATTAACAGTTAATAACTCAGCTACTGTTGGTAGTACACTGGGTGTAACCAGCAATATTATCGGCGGCGGTTATATATCAGCGAATAATCAAGTAATAATTCAAGCTCCATCGCCCAGCGCAGAAGGTGCTCAAATTGTTATGGCATGGGCCAACACTTCAGGATTAACGGGTCAAGGCAATAGCACTTGGAACATAGATGTTGATAATGTTGCAAACTTAAGATTGTTCTACCAAGATGCAGCTGGTTCTACAGCAGTGCCGTTCAAAATCACTTCAAGCCCTGGTGTTGGTAATATATACATGCCAGGCAATATTTTTGTTGGCGGATATTTTTATTCCAATGGTACTGCATTTAGCGGCGGTGGCGGTAGCGGAACTCCTGGTGGCACGTCAGGGCAACTACAATACAATAACGGCGGTTCTTTTGCAGGCGCAACTAATTTTACATACGCATCTGCTACAGGCAATGTATCTGCTAACGCATTAACAATTAATAATTCAGCTACTGTTGGGTCAACACTGGGTATTACAGGAAACGTAACAGCAGGAAACGTAACAGCAGGTATTATTGCGGCCACTGATAACGGTAACGGAACTAATTTTAAAGTTGGTGACGATATATGGATTGGTGATATTGATGTAGCAAATACCCTTCGTTTAACAGGACAACAAGATGGTACGCAAGGTTATATTGTATTTGGTAATACAAATCAATTGACACTTGGTAGATCTGGATCGGGTGCGCTGACTTATCAAGGTGGGTTCACTGCCCAAGGCGGTGTACAAAATACACCAATTGGTAATGCAACAGCTAGTACTGGTCAGTTTACTACAATAGGTGCAACTGGTACATTCACTGGTACAACCATCAATGCAGCCACAATTGGTAATGCAGCCGCAGTATTCACGGGTGCAACTTACTACGCCAGTGGTAATTATTATGGTATACTTGGCAGTGCTACTAATGCCAACGCCGCTACAGTTACTACACTAAGTGCAAATGGAAATGCCACAGTTAATGGACTAACTGTTAACACGTCGGGTGTATTTACAACTACGGTACAAGCCGCAGGTGGGCTACAAGCGACCCCAATTGGTAACGTAGTAGGACAAGCCAGCACTGGTTCGTTTACAACAATTACCGCAAACGGCAATTTAACTGTAGCAGCCATAACCAGTAACGGAACAATTACAGCAACTACCATTGGCGCTGCCACAATTGGTAACGCCAGTGCTGTACACACAGGTGCGACATACACAGCAACTAACTCATTCAATGGACCACATAACGGAACACTGGGATCAGCAGGCGGCAATACTGCTATAGTTAGTACATTAAGTGCTAGTGGTACGGCCACAGTAAATGCGTTAATATCAAATACTACATTGGCTACAAGTACATCTGTGACCAGCGGTAGTTTAATAACTGGCACAGTTAATGCCAATGCTAATGCCACAGTAAATGCATTAACTGTTAATACATCAGGCGTGTTTACAACTACACTTCAAGCCGCTGGCGGTATACAAGCAACACCAATTGGTAACGTAACAGCCAGCACTGGTCAATTTACTACAGCAAGTGCAACTGGTAATGTAACCGGAGCCGCATTAACCAGTAATACCAGTATAACTGCTATTACTACACTAAGTGCATTAGGTGGTATTCAAAACACACCTATCGGTAATGTAACACCCAGCACAGCACTATTCACTACCGTGGGCGCAAGCAGTAACGTAACTGCTTCGGCATTAACAGTTAATAACTCAGCTACAGTTGGTACAACTTTGGGTGTAACCGGTGCAGGTATAATATATGGCGGCATTCAAAATACTCCAATTGGTAATGTCACACCAAGTACAGCTATCTTCACTAGTGAAAGTGTATCAGGGAACAGCACAGTAAGCGCATTAACTATTAATAACTCGGCCACAATTGGTACAACTTTGGGTGTAACCGGCAATGCAAGGGTAGGCAATATACTGGCCAGCGGATTTTTCTATTCTAACGGTACTGCGTTCACCAGTGGTGGCGGTATATCATACACATCCAGTGCTAGTCCTCCGGCATCACCAAGTGCAGGAAATTTCTGGTACGACACATCAACTGATATATTATTTGAATATCAAAACGATGGCACAAACACTGTTTGGGTTGATTTGAGTTCAGGAACTTGGTATGCTAATGCTACTTTAACAGGTACTACTTTAACAGTATCGGGAATATCAACATTAACGGGTAACGTCAATACTAATAACATTATGCCAACAAGTAATGCCAGCGCAAATATAGGTAGCGGTGCATTATCTTATAACACTATATTTGCTAAAGCTACATCAGCATTGTACGCTGACTTGGCAGAAAAATATTTGTCTGACGCTGACTATACTCCGGGTACAGTGTTGATTTTTGGCGGCAACGCAGAAGTTACTGTAACTACACAAGAGCACGATACAAGAGTAGCAGGTGTTGTATCTACCGATCCAGCATACTTAATGAATTCAAATTCACGTGGGATTCCGCTGGCATTAACTGGGCGAGTACCATGCCAAGTCTTAGGACCAGTCGCCAAAGGTGATTTGTTAGTAACCAGCACAATCGCTGGCGTAGCACAAAAAATTAATCTTTCCAAGTATATACCAGGATGTGTAATTGGTAAGAGTTTAGAAAATATATACACTGAAGAAATAAAAATGATTGAAATTGCAGTAGGGAGATTTTAATGGCGTTTCCGAGTAGTCCAACAAACGGGCAACAAGCCACAGTAAACAATATTGTTTATGTTTATAATAGCACCAAAAGTGCATGGGTAAGGAACTACACCAACGGTGCAGTTTTAAGTATAAACAGCTTGACTGTGACCAGCGCCAATACGTCTACAACAACAGGCACTGGTGCAGTAATCGTTACGGGTGGTGCGGGTGTTGGGGGTAATATATACGCAGGCGGTTTGGTAAATTCTGCAGGAGGTTTACAAAATACCCCAATTGGTAATGCTACCCCTAGCACTGCTATTTTTACCAGTGAAAGTGTAAGTGGTAACAGTACTGTCGGCGCATTAACAATTAATAATTCGGCTACCATTGGTACAACACTAGGTGTCTCTGGTGCATTAACAGGTACAACATACACAGGTACAACTTACACAGCAACCAACTCATTCAATGGACCACATAACGGAACACTGGGATCAGCAGGCGGCAATACTGCTATAGTCAGTACACTAAGTGCCACTGGTAATGCTACTGTGTCCGGTCTTGCAGTTAACAACTCTGCCACAGTTGGTACAACATTAGGTGTAACTGGTAATGCTATATTTTCCAGTTATGCAAGTATAGGCGTTACAACTCCCACAGCATACCTTCATATAAAAGCAGGTACAGCCACAGCTAGCACAGCACCGTTAAAATTAACATCAGGCACAAACTTAGGCACAGCTGAAGCCGGTGCAATAGAGTACGACGGTAGTTATTTTTATGCAACACCACAAACAACCAACGGACGTCAATTAATTCCTGCTTCGAGTTATTATGTATTAGCTGCCAACGCTGCCGCTGTGGGCACTGCAATTGCCAACGTATTTCCTGGAACCACCGCTATTCCACTAGTGGCCAGTGGTATCTATGATATTGAATATGTTGTGTATTTCCAAAAAACCACAGCAGGAACTTTGGTATGGACTATATTAAAAGATGCTGTAGTTACTATGCAACATGCAGAGATGAGAATGAGCCCTATCACTGGTGTTACATCGACCAATGCCGCGTCTGAGTTATTTGCACAACTCGCTCAACAAACAGCCGCATCTACAGCATTTGTAGCCACGGGTTCTTTGACCAACAATGCCAACCATTATATGAGAATGAGAATCAATTTAGTCAATGCATCAGCAACTAAACTCTATTTACAAGTAACCAACAGTGCAGGTACAATAACTCCAATGGCCGGTAGTTATTGGAGAGCCACTAGAATTGCTGCTATAGGATCTTTGGCTTAATTTTTAATTTGTTCTAGTGTATTAAGTTTGCTGACTACACTACTGAATTTAATAGTACGCCAAATTCCTGGATGTAATGGTTTAGGATGATCTTTTAATTCAACCCAACAATATCCTCGGTGTTCATCATTGAGCACAGGAACAAATTCTTCGTCAACTCGAATTAAAAATGTATGGTAAACAAAGTTTCCATTGTCACTGGTAAATTGTTCAACTGGTATTAATTTGGCATCTTTAATAACGCCGCCTAGTTCTTCTTCAATTTCTCTTTCTAGGCCTTGTTGTACAGTTTCATTGAGTTCTATCTTTCCGCCAACCAGCCCCCAAGTATTTGAGTAACGCCCGTTGTTACGAAGTAAAAAAAGATACCTGTTAGTGGCAGTGCAATATATCATTGCACCGCAGCCAGATTTTATACGATTAGTTGCCATTGTCCTGGAGGGTAATATCCCTCATAACTTTTTGCCCAACTTGAGCCGCTCCATCTATATTGTGTGCCAGTGGTCATGTTAGTAACATAATTGACACCGGGTGTATCGGCAGCACTAAAGGCCACATACCAATGTTGTCCATTGTATTGAATGATGTCATTTGCATACGCTCTTAATGGAGTACCATCATCGCCCGTCCAATTATATACCGCGGCATTAGCACCAGTTTCTGCAGAGTAATAATCATTGACTAAAAGATATCTGGTGCTGTTAACCAATGACTGTAGGTCTTTATTTGGTCTAGAGCTCAGTGGATCAATGATAGCATTCACTGGTGCAATAGTGTTAACTGGTAAAGTGTCTATATCTGGGCTGTATAACAGTACTGTATCGTCTACAGGATTATAAGCCACAGTGCCAACAATTTCATTTCCGTCTGCTAGTTCCAATTTAACCTGACTAGTACCATTGACTAAATTTCCGTATACGTTAACTAAATTTCTCCAAGGCTCTTCTGTACCATATTTGTGAGTAACCGCAGTAAACACAATTTTAGAATTGGATAATGCTGTTACAATATTGCTGGTAACAATAGACTGTCCGTCAGTGGATATCACAGTGGTGTTACCAGAAGTGATAGTATTTTGATATGTATAGCCTGCATTGCTGATATTCACACTTACATTACTGCCTAGTGTAACACTGGTGTTACTGACAACATTGGTTACGTAACCCAATGCATAGCTGTTATAATACAAGTAAGTACCTGCAACTATATTTGATGTAAAACTAGTATTGACACCAGTGATTACATTACTGCGAATATTTCCAGAAATTGTACCAGGACCGGTAGCATCTAATCCGGATACTATCATTCCTGGCTCTATTCCGTCTGTGTTGTCTAGGACAAAGTTAGTAGAAGCAGTGACATTTGATGCAAGTGTTTTTACGATTTGTTGCCCAAACTCATCCACAACACCTGAGTTATATCTAACTAATCGCAGTGTATTTTCTAATAGTATTACGCCGTAAGTCAGTGGTGTGAAGTATTGGCGACTTATTAAATTTTCTTCATTGTAAATAGCTTCGTCGATATTTCCATTAGCATCGAAAATATTTGCAATAATTTTTTGTATGACACCCAATTTTTTAACAAGTGCGGGGCTACTGATATAGATTGGTAATTCAAAAGTTAGTGTAGCAATATCAATCGGAGTTTCTGCATTTACCGGCACAGTCCTGGAACTCCAGCTTACCCCAGTTAATAATACATAAGTCAAACTAGTCCAGTCGATATAATTGTCTGTGCTTTGAATTTCTAATGCAGGATTAAACAATGTACAAATTTGTTCTAGTAACTGTAATTTTTGTTCTGTGTTACTGGTCCATATATCTAACTTTAATGTTAGTTTATAAGGCACAGGCATTAATCGTTCAACTGTAAATGTGTCGCCTTGCTGAGTACTATAGTCTCCTGTGTGTGGATCGTAGTATCGTTCTCTAAGATTTAACTTACCTACATAAGTAGGATTTTGCATTCGGTCTCTGTCATACTCCATGGCACCTATATACACAGCCATAGCAGGCACAGCATTCATCATGTTTTCGCTGTTTTGTTTTATAATAGTTGCGGCTTGTCTACTGCTGTCGCCGTAGATAACAGGCACACGTTGTAGTGCAGTTACACCGTTTCTATCGCGGCCAAATTCAACCTGGAAATTAGATACCATACGAATAAATTGTATGATATATCGTCTAATTTGTTGATCATAAAAAAATTGCTGAAGTGCCATTAATTATCTGCCTTAGGTGTCAAGGCCTTACTCAAACTTTGACGTGTTGGTAATGTTTGGCCTTCTTTGTTTGTATATGTGCTGGTATCATTAACAAAAATGCTACGCTGAGTTTGATTGTTTGGCCCAGGTGTAAGATCAGTACGGACATTATCTTCCATTTTAACCCATCTTGTTCCGTTATATCTAAATAGCCTATTAGGTACATAGTCTGTTCTCAGTACATAATCGCCTAATGTCGGGGCAGCAGGAAACGAGGTTCCAACAGTAACAGGCCAACCATTAGGGGTAGTGCCATCGCCGCCCAAATACGCAGGAATTTCAGAGTCTGGTGTTGTGGGCTGTGTAGCATAATCCACCGTACTGTCTACATACAGTAAATCTGAGTTTGCTTGCTGTCCGGTGGGGTCACCTGGACTACCATTGGGATCTATCGGCAAGTTATATAATGGGTCTATGTCTGTACCACTTAGTGGTACATCTACTTGTGCTTGGGCAATGATAGCATCATTGATTTGATTTAATTTACCTAACGTACTGATAATTTGTCCAATCGGAGTATTGTTTGAATCTCCTGCAGAAATAATATTTAAGATATCTTTATATTCTTGACTATCTACCAATGGAGTACATTTTACACGCCATATATGCGGCCACCAAGTTTGACTAAATCCTGAACTTTCAAATGTAGCATCTTGCACTACGTAGTATCGTTTTAGTACAGCGGGTATGTCTGCGTTTAACGGATAGTAATCCTTTTTATGCGGCAACTCTAATACATCGCCGCTCATAATTTTTCTACCCAGTGAGGCTACGGTGTCGGTCAAATGGAACGAGATATAAATGGTGTCTGCATTTAAGAAAATACCAAACTGTGTTAAATTAAAGTCGTTGTCGTTAACGGTGTAAATGCCACGTAGGTTATACACATCGCTGTCGTACTTGCGGTCTCTGTTTTCTAAGAATAATAAGTCTTGAATGTTCAGCGCACTTTGATTGGTGTGATTTGGATTAGTTGCATCATTCCAATATATAGAAATTGGACTTCCCGATGAAATAGTGGTTGTGGCGGCACTGGTCATTGTTACTGTGTTTGCAGTTACGTTGGTGCTGAATATAACTGTGTTGGCAGCAATACCAATTCCGCTCAATGTTTGTCCAACTTCGAATGGGGCCACATTAGAAAAATACAAAACTCGTGAGTTGGCAGTTGTATTTCCGGTTGTGGTGTAAGCAGTTGTTTGATTTATAGTGCCAAGGTACTTATGAAGATTTACCCCTACTCCGCCCACAGTGAATTCTTCACTTATGCGTCTATCAAAAAATTTGAAATCGTTGCTGTGGTTTTCACGCCACATACTTAATCTTGGCATATCGGATCCTGCTAATAGTGTATTTATGGGCTTGACAGGTATTCCATTTTATCGTATAATATAATTTTTACACAAAACGCGGGGATCAAAAATGGCTACAGTAGCAGGCGTTAAGATTAAAACTAAAGTTACTAAAGCAAGAGGCACAGCCTTTGCTGACGAAAAATACACTGGCGGTGAACCCCAGTGGGACACTGAGCAGGCACTTAATATGGAGCAAAGCGAATTTGACCATAATCTGCGTAAGAGTTTTTATTATTACAATTATTACTATAGTCAAAAAGATACCAAAAAGTATGTAGTAGAATGGATGCAGAAAAACGGCTATGTGAAACAGCAAGTCAGTGATTTTATACGTAGTCCAGATCGATTGTTGAGCATGACAGCCTGTAGTTTAGTTATGGCCCATCGTGCAGGTATGCCGTTCCGTGATCGTGAACTGGGATTTCTTAAAGAACAAATTTCCGAAGTACTTGCAAAAAGCGAGCCCGAAGTCGTTGAAATTGCCGTAGATAAGCCCAAAGTTTATGTGCCTACCATACAAGATCGACTAGCAGAACGTACCAGCGAGATCATAGGAGAGCTCGAGGGTGTGTTTGATGATGTCAGCACAGGCACCAAAAATCCTACTAA